ACTCGCTACAACAGATTCAGAACCTACTGCTGTTGTGCCAACATTACCAGTTACAGGTGCTCCAGTTGTTGTTGCTACATTAGGAATACCAAGAGTGTTTGCTAAGTATCCCATCAAAGCATGGTTATAACATTGATAATGAAGTGTTGGTGCTCCGTCTGGAACAGTTATTTCTACATATCTAGTTGTGCCTGCATTAAAAGTTGAAGTATCAACATAAGATGATTGAGAAACAGAAGAACCATCTATATTGTAACTTACACCACTTGTGTATGTTGTATTTTTGTCTTTATCCTCATAAAGATTAATTGGATGACCATCATTACTACTATCACTTTGATCAAATCTATATGTATTGCCTTCATACATAGTTAAAGTAACATCACTGGTAGCAGTCGATCCACCAATAGCGTACTTATTTGTTGATCCTTGATTGTAATATGGGTGATTTGAAGGATTACCAGAAACAACAGTAACAGTAAATGTGACTGTACTAGCTCCAGTTTGACTTATAGCAGTAGTTGCAGAAACACCCGTAGTATTTACAAAAATACCAGGCAGTCCTAATGGAGTCCCTAACCCAGTTGTGCCTTGAACACCAGTAACAACAACGTCAATTTCCTCATTCCAAGGACCTTGACCCCATGTGCCTCTACCCCAACCTTGTAAGGTAGTGTTTGACAATTTATGCTATCCTTATGATCGCATTACTTGCATCAGCCGTTGGAAACTGAATTGTAAATGTTCCAGATGTTGATGTTTTGTTAGATGTAAAATCTAATACGCATACTGCTTTATCACTGTTGGTGTCATTATAAATTAATGCACCCATTGCAGTAATTGTTGCAGTTGTAAAACTTAAATCTGCAAAATCTGTAAAAGCAGTTGTACCAGATGTTGTTGGAGCAACTTTTGTTAAAGTACCTCCACCAGATGTGTAAGAACCACTGTTCGCTACTTCTCCAGTTGTCGTAAAAGCAGTTGTTGTCGCACCTAATGTTGCAGTTGTTGATGACTTGCCGCCACCTCCCTCAGCGTAGAGTGCAAGTTTAAAAGCATTGCCATTAGTGGCAAAATTGTGTGTACCCAACATTAACTCTTGTTTGAAGGAAGTACACATTGCTTGTGTTATAGCCATATTAGAGTCTCCTTATATATTCAGCCGTTTCCTTTTGACCACTTGATCTCAGAACTTGAATAATATTAGCACGTTCCTCTCTTCTTGCCAATAGTAGATAATGATACATAATTACTTTAAGCTGTTCTTTAAATAATTTTGCTTGTTGTCTTATATGTGGAGGTGCTTGATCTGATATACTTGCTATTTTATCAACAGCTAAATCAGCTATTTGTTCATTAGTCAATCCTCCTTGATCTGAAGTTTTGACATTGACACTGCCTACCTCTGAAAAACTTACATTAAACATTTTTTTTCTCCTCGTAACTTAAGCCTGGTATATCTTCTCTACCAATAAGATTAGGTTTTGAATCTAATGGTTCTGGTGGTTCTAGTTTTGATTTTTTAGTTATCAACATATTTCCGTTTGTTGCAGTAGATACAAGTGGGTCATCCAATCTATGATAACCATAAAGTTTTTGATCATCTGGTACATTCATGTCCAACAAAGATGAGCTATGTGCGATATGTACTTTTATCTTTTTTGATATGGCTATGGCTAACCAAAACTCACAACAAGCTCTACCAGCCTCTGCAAAAGCAACATCTTTATGTGTAAAGTCAATACCATACAAATGTAAATTAGTTGTATCTTGTGCTATGGCATATGCTATTGCATATGAAACAGTATTATTAAAATAAGCATAACCAGTTTTTTGTATTACATCTTGTAATGGAAATTCTATTACATCTGGACATCTTTTATCTAGAGTACAAGAATAAATGGGTATATTCATTTTTTTTGTTAATCTATCTTGCATTATATTTGTTTGTTTACCAGCATTAGGTGTGTCGAGAAACCTTGAAGGTGGATCCATCATAAAACATTTGTCATGATAAATTACACCTGACATAGAGTTTATTGTCCAAACCTCGTCAAACTTTTCACTTCTAATTCGTGCTAGAATATATTCATTAAAGCTATTGCCTAAGGCTACAATAGCTACACTCTTATCTTTTTTCTTCATTTTGCTACCTTTTTATTGTTTTGGGATTCGGACTAAACCCTCCCTGTAAGCATCGGTATTTTCTTGTGCTTCGCCGTATATTTTAAGCCTACTCATCGCTTCTGTAAAACGTGCAGTATAAAGTTGAAGAAGATCATTTTCACCCTTCATGAAAGTATAAGCTTCAACTAAACAAGCGTATAACAAAGCATCTGGTGCATTTGTGCTAATCCATGTTGTTCCAGAATTATCAGTTGTCAAAGAGGCAGGTCTGTAATAGTAATGCAATTCAACTGCGTAACTTGTATCAGGTGTTGGTGCGACAATAAATGTATCCACATCAAAAGAGGAGTAAAACCTTGGACTTCCTGTGGTGCTTGGGTTAGGAGTAAACTCTTGAATGTAATTTACATCTTTCTGTAGTAAAAAAACATTTTGACTACTTGAGTTAACATAAGATAAAGAAAATGTTGCTAAATAATCTGATGGTTTTTCTAAAAATTTATTACCACTTGTCATAGAACCTGTAACATTTTTTCTAAAATAATCTAAATCAACTACTTTAAATATTCTCTCTTCTGCATTTTTTATGAAAAATGGTATCTCTGCTACAAATGTTGCCTCATCATTTTGTGTCCACTCTTGAATAGATGAAGTTAATGTTGTAAGCGTAAAACTCATGACGTACTCACTGTTACTGTGCCAACACTTGCTGTTGCACTGAATGCTGTTAATAAACTACCTAAATTACCTAGTCCAGTATTAGTGTATACTGTAAATTTTTTATTGTCATCTTTTGTGTCGGGTCTAGCATCTCTTATTGCTTCAGGGTCAGGTGTTGATCTAACTGGTTCTAATTGAGGATGTTTTTCTTCATACTCGTCTTTACCAACAATTGAGCCATTCCATTCTTTTCTTGTATCTTTCAGACGATACCTAAATCCAGACCTATCTGATATTCTGTAAGCATATTTACCACTAGCAAAAGGCATTATCCAACCTTATAGTAATCAAGTTTAGGTGTCACATTAAATGCTGATCTATCCCTATCTTCAGCCATCGCTCTTTCAAATTCCTCTTCATATACACTTTTTAACAATTGTATTCTATCTGGTGCTCTTTTCATAGCAATATAATAAGCCAAACCAGCTGTTAGACAAGGTATAAATCTAAAAGGTATTTCAAGAGTATTAACTTGCGTATCAGCGTCTTGCATCCTTGTCAAAGCGTCATAGACAATTACATCTGTGCTGTTTTCGGGTGTAGGATATAATTTAAGATTAGGTGTTATTTGTCTATCTAAAAAGTATTGTGTTGGTCTACTTGTGGATGTTTTGTTAGGCAAATTGATAAACGTGTCTCTACTTATTCTAGTCATACTAAAGTCTGTGCCACTTCTTCGTACAACGACAGATAATATATCTATTATATCTGTACCTAAACTATATTCTGAATCATTAGCCGTTAAAGCTTGAGTTCTTTGTTCAATAGTCCATTGATTAAGGCCACGATTTGCCCACTCCGCAAGCATAATATTCATAGAACGCTTGGCAGTTTGTAAATCGTAACCAGTTTTAGCTTCTAAGCCACATCTCTCAAAAGCTTCTTCAATGTACTCGGCTACATCTAAATTAAAGTCAGTAGAGCTTGAAGTTGTCATCTTTTATTCCTTATACAAGTTATCAAAAGTAACCTTAGGGTCCATATAACTATTATCACATTCTGCATTATGAATCCACTGACTTGGTTTAAAATCTGGTGCACCCTCTCCAGTTTCCCATAACGCAGGACTCGTTGCACGAACTCTGTTATTAGGTAATGCTACTATATTTCCAGTCCAATTACCACCATCAGTTAATTCTATGACATGACTTTGTTTATGTTGAGCAGGATCGTCTGCTATATCAGATTCTGTGTAATCCACAGTAAAAAGATATTTTCCTGTATAGAACTTGCCATCTATCTTACATTTCCAAGGACTAGAGCTTGTTCTATCAAACTTAATAACTGAATGATAGTGTGAGCTACAGTCCCAAGGCTGCACTAAATGCACAGGCATAGGCTCTGGCCATTCTTCTAATGGTGTGTCCGCAACGAGAGCTGTGATAGGCATCCTTGCCCACATAGCACCGCCGTTGATGTTTTGGCTTTCATCAAAGTCTGACTCACAACCAGTAAATATCATTTGAAAACTTAAACATCTGTCAGGCACAGTGGTTACTGCTATTGCCATGGCATGAAGATACTCACCATGGTATTTTTCGTGATTATGCGTATACTCTCTTCTCACCCAACATTTAAAATGCGGGATGTTACTTTGAAGATAAGGCATAGATTAAGCTCTACCACCTCTTCTCATTTTCTTGATAGCTCCACCTTTAGCAAAACCTTTTTTCTTCATGCCAGCGACTCCACCTTTAGCAAAACCTTTTTTTGCCATTCCGCCACCACGCATTTTTTTAGCCATGCCGCCGCCTCTCATTTTTTTAACTTTGCCACCTTCCATCATTTTAGCGGCTTTAGCTAAATCTTTAGACATAGCCATCATTTTTCTAGGACTCATTGCCATATTTCACTCCTTTTAAGATTGTTATAGTATTGTTGCCTTTGCTCATAAATATCTTCAACATTGTACTCATTATAATATTTATCATAATAACCAAGTTTCTTCAATTTATTTGCACTCTCTTGTAACTTTGTTAATCGTTGAACGAATATCAAAGCATATTCTTCCTTAACAATTTCTGCAAATGTACCATCATCTATAAGCTCATTTACATCATCATCAGGGTGGAATCCCATAAGCCAAATGTCTTTTTGTTTGTAAATACCTTTGTGAATTTTTTCATTTACATCGCTTAAATGTTTGTGAAATTTTTCATTATTGTCAAAGCACATATCAACGATAATTATTAAGTCTTTGTTGTCGTTAAAACAATCTATTAAAGTATCTAAGCAATAATATGAACTGGTGTTTTTAAATGCAAAACTTACTCTCTTGTCCTTCCATGCTGTTTTAGCAAAAGGACAAGATGGGAGGTTGTTATAATTTTTGTTTGGCTTTTCTAATGCAAATCTTGACCACTCACGAATTTCTTCACAAATTTGATCTTCAAGATTTTTATACTCATCCATTACTTTTTTTTTCTACGCCTAACGGCTGCCACTCTTCTTGGCTTACCTGCTGGTTGACCTAATCTTTTCTTTTGTGCTATTCGTTTTCTTTTTTCAGAAGCAGACATCTCAGATGCAGTCTTAGGAGTTTTACTTGAAATACGTTTAGTAGGTCTGCAATATGGAGTGCCACGCTTTTCACCTTTTTGTCTCCCACATTTCTTGCCAGTTCTTTGATCTTTCCAATCCTCCTTAAACCATCGTTTGAGAGCTAAACCAGCTTTTGTTTTTCTTACAGCCATTATCTAAACTTCGTTACTTTTCTTCTATTGCTCATAACTGCACCACAACCCCTTGCAATATTAGGATTTTTTGATGGTCGTTTGACTTTACCTTTTGACACATTTCCGCCATTTTTCATTTCTACGACACCACCCATAGCTTTTTTCTTAGCTTTTTTACCACCTTTGCCATAGTTGGCTGCTCCTACCTTTCGGCATTTTGCGATGGCTCCTGAAGCATAAGCTGATGGAAAAACTCTGTATCTAGCTTTTACTTTATGATAACAAGCGTCTTTAGGCATAAAATTTTCCTTTCTTTATTTTCCAACAAGTACAAAAAAACTCTTTTTTCTTGCACTTGTGGCAAACTTTTATGGGCTCACCCCTTACGACCTCGCCTTTTTTTAGCGGCACAATGTGCTCTTTGAGAAAATCCTTTAGGTCGTTTACAATTGATCTTCCTCTTCCTACTGGCACTCCACTTCCTTTTTTGAGGTGGCTTTGACACTTGCCGTGCCATTTGCGACCTCCCCATAACCATTAAAAAAACTTCTCAAGTACCGCTACCCCAATGATAACTCCATAGATACCCCATAGTCTAGTATCAAGTT